CTTACGCAAAGGCGCGCGGATGCAGCCTGACCGCTGTTCAGAAGGCCATCGCCACCAAGCGGATCACGAAGCTCCCGGATGGAACCATCGATGCGGAGCGCGCCAACCGGGAGTGGTCGAAGAACACATTCGCGGGCCAGACGATCCGTGAAGCTGCCCCGCCGGAGCGGCTTCCGATGCACGAGTCCCCGGCTCCCGCCGGCGATCCGGTCACTGCTTACTTGCGGGCACGTGCGGTCAAGGAGAGTTTCCAGGCTCGGACGGCTGAGCTGGATTATAAGGAGCGCGCCGGGAAGCTTATCGACGCGGCGCGTGCTTCGGAATACGCGGCGACGTTTTCCGCGATCGTCAAGGACGGCCTCATGGCCATGCCGGATCGCCTGGCTCCGATGCTGGCGGCGGTCGATGACGAGAAGACGATCCATCGAATGCTGGGAGCTGAGATTACAGCCTTGTTGCGGAAGGTGAGTAAGTCGGTCGCGGACGCGGGTCTTTGAAGAGCTCTTAGGTGAAGGTGTCGCCTACAATAACAGAAATGTCGGCCCGACGCGCATCCTTAATGATCGTTGCATTAGTTTTACTGCTTTCGTTCATCCCGTTCAAATCGCTGAATTGCCCTGACTGGGATGTATGGGTAGTTGACCAAGCTGGTCAGCCAGTTGCAGGAATGACCGCGCGACTCTCGTACCGGAATTACTCGGCCGAAGACACCTCCCACGAGGTGGATAGAGTTACCGATCAGCAAGGACATGCCTCGTTCGGTGCTCAGATGCTCAGCGCGTCGGTTGCCCGCCGCTTCGTGACGATATTCACTTCGGCGCTGGCTGGCGTCCACGCTAGCTTCGGACCGCATGCAAGTGTGTTTGCCTTTGGCAAGGGCTTGGAAGGCTCCGATGTCGACTTGCAGAGGAATATCGTTGTGAATTGGACCGGCAACCCGAGCCGTATGGAATCTCGGATTGTTGTATCCCCACAGAAGCGATGATCTGGTGACGCGTCTACAAGACGCTCTTTGCCCTCACCGTAACATTCGGACTGTTCAGGAAATGCAACCCTTCTCGATTCACGAAGTGGGTGCCGCGGCGATGCTGCCGCCGCGCGACATCACCGTCGCGAAGTGGGCCGACGAGAATCGTGTGCTCACCGGCGGTGCGGCTGCCGAGCGCGGGCAGTGGCACACGCGTCCGTATCAGCGCGAGCCGATGGAGGTGCTCAGCCCGGCGCATCCGTGCCGGCAGGTCGTGTTGCTCTCGGCGGCGCAGCTCCTGAAGACCGAGGTGTTACTGAACTTCATCGGCTTCATTGCCGACGTCGATCCGGGACCAGTGCTGGTGGTCGAGCCGCGCGCCGAGGATGCCAAGGCATTATCGAAGGACCGCGTCGCGCCCATGTTTCGCTCCACGCCTTCGCTGCGCGGCAAGATTGCACCGGCCAAATCGCGGGATTCGAACAATACCACTCTCCACAAGGTTCTCGCGAACGGCGAAGGGCACATCACGTTCACAGGGGCGATCTCACCCTCCGGCCTGGCGATGCGCCCGATCCGGTACGCCTTACTCGACGAAGTGGATCGCTACCCGGCGAGCGCAGGCACAGAGGGCGATCCGGTATCGCTTGCGATCCAGCGCACCTCCGAATTCGCGCACAACAAAAAGATCGTCATGGCGTCGACGCCGACGATCAAAGGTATCAGCCGGATCGAGTTGGCGTGGCTTGAAAGCGACCAACGCGATTACTTCGTAGCGTGTCCGAAGTGCGGTCATTACCAGGTGCTGGTTCTGGGCGACGGCACTGGACCTGGCTTGGTGTGGCCGGAGGGCAAGCCCGAGGAGGCTGCGTACCGCTGCGCCGAGTGTCGCGAGCTGATTCCGCACCACGAGAAAGCGCGGATGGTCGAGCAAGGTGAATATCGCGCGCAGAATCCTTCCTCGCCGATTCCGGGATTCCGTGTCTCGCAGTTGATCTCCCCGAAGCGGAGTTGGGGATCGGTCGCGGTGGAGTTCCTGGCGGCGAAGAAGTCGCCGGAGACGCTCAAGGCATTTGTGAATACCGTCCTCGCCGAACTATGGGAGGAGAAGCACGAGACTCCCATGGACGAGCGTGCGCTGTGGAATCGCTGCGAACCGTTCGAGTCCGAGGCACCGGATGGAGCCGCGCTGATCACAGCCGGCGTGGACGTGCAGGCGGATCGGCTCGAGGTGGAGCTCGTCGGATGGGGGCGTGACGAGGAGTCCTGGTCGATCGCCTACCACGTGATCCCCGGCGACATCATGCGCAACGAGGTGTGGGATCACTTGGAGGGCCTGCTCATTTCCGAGTGCATGCATGAATCCGGGCTGGGCATGCGCGTGGTCGCAGCGGCGATCGATTGCGGATTCAAAGACGCGCTGGTGCTGCGGTTCACGCGCGACCGTTATGCGCGCCGCGTGTACGCCGTGAAAGGACGGCCCGGCCAAACTCCGATTTGGCCGCGCAAGCCGAGCCGGAAGAATCAGACGCCGTTCTTCATGGTCGGCGTCGACGCCGCGAAGACGGCGGTCTATGATCGACTGAAGATCCAGGAGCCGGGACCAGGGTTCTGCCATTTCCCACTCGGGCGCGAATTGGAGTACTTCGAGCAGTTGACGGCGGAGAAGAAATTCACGCGCTATCACAACGGCTTCCCGAAACAGGAATGGAAGAAGGCCGCTGGCGCTCGGAATGAGGCGCTCGATTGCCGAGTGTACGCTTACGCGGCGTTGTTCGCGCTGTACGCGAGTGGGTTGCGTCTCGGTATTCACTGTGACAAGTTCGCGCAGATGGCAGTTGGTCGACGCGCTGAGTCGAAAACGGTTATGCCACAGCGGGATCAGCGTCCGCAGCCGCCCACCGAAGGCGTGTCGCCCGCGATTATTGAGCGGGCGGCTCCCGAGCCGTGGGTCCCACGGAGGAACTGGTTCTGATGGCGCTCACGACTCTGACCGTCGCGCAACTGACGGCGAACTTGAACGCGCTGTACATGGCGCTGGGGAACCCGACGCTACGCGCACGCTTTCCCGATGGCCGCGAAGTGCAATATCGAACCGTTGACGACATTCGGAAGGCCATCGCCGAGACCGAGGACGCCATCCGGGAGGCCAGTGCGCAGAAGACTAGCAAATCGACACTGGCGGAACACCGGCGTGGGGATGGGCCTTACGTGGGAGGGTTTCCTCCGTGGGAGCAGTGGTGACGGAAAGCGTGGCTACTTGCGGTCGGACTGGATTCTTTTTTCCAGATCGGCTGCGGCTGCTGCCTGCCCGGTCTGTTGCAGCAGAATCAAATAGTGTTCACGGATCTGCTTAAGAGTGGCCGTGTAGCGTGGCTTGAGATCCTCAATGCCGATGTGGTCTCGTGCTAGGACAATTGTCTGCTCCGCCTTTATGTAATTCTGGGCCGCTTCCGACTGGCGGCCGAGCGTATGAAAGGCCAAAGCAACATCATGATATGCGTAGGCCAACTCGGCTTCATCGGGCTGAAGACTCGACAACGCGATTTCCAGCTCCTTGCGGTAGTATCCGAGGGCATCCTCATACTTTTTCTGGCCGAAGAGTGCATGACCAACCAGTTGATATGCCCCCCTTCGTTCGTTTGCGCGCTCTTTCGGCAACTTTTCAGCCAAGTCGACTGCTTCTTTGCAGCCCTTTACGGCATCATCGAGATTGTTGGCGCGCACGCTCTCACGGCACTTGCCTTCCTCTGCAAAGAACTGTTCGTTTGTCTTCTGTTCATCCGCTACCTGGGCTTTCGTGTCTCCCTGCGAGAACGGAATCTCAAGGATCGTCTTAAATGGTCCAGTTTCTTCGGGTTTGAAGCGCCACTTCTTTGCGCTGTCGATAGCGGCAGGTATCAAAATCGGGTGCCCGTTGACGGGCTTCGTGAGGACGACATCTCCGGCTTCGGAGACGCAGATTTCGATTCGCACAGTCCCTTGCAGTCGGAGTTGTTTGGCGAGAGGTGGAATATCCACGGTTCCCTTGGCAACTGACCGCTGCTCGGCCTGAGTGAAGGGGACGGAAGGCGCAGCCTCACATTTCTTCAGGTCGTAAGTTGGTTTCGGTTGGGAAAATGCCGGGCGGATAAGTATCAAGGAAAGAAAGAACGCGTAATTGCAGCTCCGGCGGATCACTCAAACAGAATATCCTAATGCGAATCAATCCATCCGTAATTCAATGCGACTGTGGTTCGCCGGTACTCGTGCTGAACGAGCAGGGCATGTTTACCTGCTCGAATCCGATGTGCCCGAACTTCGAGAAAGTGTTCAAGGCCGTCGAGGTAAAGGCGGTTCGGTCGCAGAAGACGTATCGGGAAACGGTGTACACGGCGGCCGAATGAACGTTCTCGATCGCGCCATCAATTTCGTCGCGCCGCGCTACGGGCTGCGGCGGACGCAGGCGCGGATGGCGCTGGAACTGACGGAGGGCTACCTCGATCGGCACGCATCGCGCTTCTCCTACGACGGGGCGAGCGCGGGGCGGCGCGCTTACGGTTGGTACGCTCCATCGACTGACGCCAACGTCGAGTTGATGGGGTCGCTGGTGTGGCTCCGCAACCGGAGCCGCGACTTGATCCGCAACAATCCGTATGCGTCGAAGGCGATCGAGGAACTGGCCGGCAACACGGTCGGGACCGGCATCGTGCCACAGGCGAAGACGGGCGACGCAGGGCTCGATCGCATCATCGATGCCGAGTGGCCGTACTTCGTAGAGAACTGCGACACGCCGCAGCGGCTGGATTTTTATGGGATGCAGTCGCTGATCATGCGCACGGCCGCCGAGAGCGGCGAGGCCATCCTGCGGTTCCGGCCGCGCCTGGCGAAGGACAACCTGCGCGTACCGCTTCAGCTTCAGATCCTGGAGGCCGATTTTCTCGACCAGACCAAAACGATGGGGACGGTCAACGGTCACATCATGCAGGGTGTGGAGTTCGATCTGCTTGGTCGGCGCTCGGCGTACTGGCTGTACACGTATCATCCCGGCGGCGTTCTGATTTTGAACCCGCGGGGCGGAATTCTGAGCCAGCCGATTCCTGCCGAGCAGGTGCTGCACACGTATCGCGTTCTTCGACCCGGCCAAGTGCGCGGCATTCCGTGGCTGCATCCAGTGATGATGGCGCTGCGCGATCTTGATGACTACGCCGACGCCGAGCGCGTGCGAAAGAAGATCGAAGCCTGCGTGGTGGCGATGGTCACGCAGCCGGAAGGGATCGACGGCTCGACACTGGGCATTCAGGGGAAAGATCCGCTCACCCGCAATCCGGTCGAGTCGTTTCAACCGGGCATGACCGCCTATCTGAAGCCGGGCGAGGATGTGAAGTTCAACAATCCGCCGGTGGCGGGCGGCTATCGCGAATACAAGATGACGGAGCTGCAGGGGATCGCGGCGGGCTTGGGGATTCCTTACGAGATGCTGGCGGGGGATCTGTCGCTGGTCAACTATTCGAGCTGGCGCGGCGGCCAGTTGGGGTTCCGCAACACCATCGAAGGATACCGGTGGCTGACTCTGATTCCGATGTTCTGCATGCCGGTGCGTCGGCGCGTGATCGACACACTGGTATTGCTGGGGAAGGTCCCGGCGAAGGCCGTCACCGATCCGAAGATCAACCTGTACGGCACGCAGTGGACTGCGCCCCGATTTGAATCGGTGGACCCGGTGAAGGATGCCGAAGCAGCGCTGAAGGACATCCGCATCGGGCGTGTGACGTGGTTCGAAGCGGTCGTGGCCAACGGGTTCGATCCCAATGCCCAGATCGAACAGATCGCATTGTTCAACAAGCTGATGGACAAATACGAGATCATCCTCGACTGCGATCCGCGCAACATGACTCTGCGCGGCCAGGAGCAGCCCGCCGCGACCGAGGAACGAACGCCGACGAGCAAAGCTGTGCCGAGCGCGCCGAGGCCCGCGAATCAGTCGGCCAGGCTCTCCGAGGAGGACCTCGGAATGATCAAGGAACTGCTCGTGGCCGGTGCCTCCAACCGCGCGCGATGGGATTCCCCCACGCGGATGTACCTCACGTAAGACCAACAGGAGAAAACCAATGAGCGAACCGCGAGGCGAGTACTTCGCCGCGAGTGACGAGGAGGTGTCGTTTGTTCCGACCACGCTCGATGCCGACGAACGCACCGTCGATGTGGTTTGGTATGGCGGCGCGACCGTCCCGAGGACCGATCCCGATACTGGCGACGAGTACATGCTGCAACTGGATATGGCCGGCGCCCGGCTTGACCGTCTGAACAACGGCGCGCCAGTATTCGACAACCACATGAGCGGAACAGATGTGCGCTCAGTGATGGCGAACAAGGCCGGGACGCGGGCGCAGATCGGCGTCGTGCAGAAGGCTTGGGCCGACGGTCCAAAGGGAATGGCCACGCTGAAGTTTCGGCCCGAGGGTCAGGACCAAAACAGCGACCTTGTCTGGTCAGGAATCCAGTCTGGAATTATTCGCAGCCTCAGCTTCGGCACGTGGCTCTACGCCAAGGAGCCTCAGGACGCGAGCAACGGCGCGACGAGCAATGTATTCACGGCGACCGATTGGGAGCCGTTTGAGATCTCGGCGGTGAACGTACCGGCGGATTTCACCACCACGTTTTTGTCCGCGGCGGGCGCGGATCGAACCCGGGCAACTCGCCCAACTAAGGAGACCATCGTTATGGAAACGACGACTCAAGCGGGCGGAGATGCCCGTAATGATCAGGTAGTGCTCGACGCGGCGCGCGCCGAGGGAACGAGGCTGGAGCGGCAGCGCGTGAGTGAGATCACGTCGTTGGGCGCCAGTTTCAAGTTGGAGAAGCTCGCCGCTTCTCTGGTGACGGCGGGCGTCTCGATCGAGGACGCCAAGCTGCGGTTCGCCGGAGCTTCGGAGATCCGCACGATTGGTGCGCCGATGCTGAAGTACGGCGTTCCACAACAGTTCATCGACGGGTTGATCGATCAAGGCGTGACGCTGGACGCGGCTCGCGCGAAGATCCAGGACGAACTGGCTGCGCGGGCGAACCAGACTCGCGAAGGGCGCGAGTTCCAGCCGCGAAGCGAGGTGGTGATCACGCGCGATGCTAATGAGACGCGCTTGGCCTGTATGCAGGAAGCACTCGTGCTGCGCTGCAATCCGCAGTTCTACATGCAGAAGCGCCGATCGTTCGCCGGAGAGATGGAGTTTCTTCCGGGCGGCGGCGCGGAGATGCAGCGGCGCGCCGAAGAGATGGGACGCGAGTACGTCGGCTTCTCGCTCCTGGAGATGGCGCGCGAAAGTCTGGAACTGCGCGGCGTCAACACGCGTGGCATGGACAAGATGACCATCGCGACCAAGGCGCTGATCCAGTACGACGGCAAGGTCGAGATCTTCGGGGGCGGCGCTGAGTCCACCAGCGACTTCCCTTCGATCCTGGCGAACGTGGCGAACAAGACCTTGCGGCAGTCCTATGAAGCGTACCCGCAGACCTTCAAACCGTTCTGCCGCCAGGTCACCGCGCCCGACTTCAAACCGATCAACCGCGTGCAACTGTCGGACTCGCCGGCGTTGCGTCCATTGAATGAAAAGGGTGAGTACACGCGGCTGACGCTCACCGACACGAATCAGAACTATTCGCTCGCGACGTACGGCGGCGTTGTGGCGCTGACCCGCAAGACCATCATCAACGATGATCTCCAGGCGTTCACGCGGATTCCGGCGGTATTGGGCGTCGCGGCGGCGCGCAAGCAGTCGGACGTGGTCTGGGCGATCATCACCGGCAACCAGGTGATGCAGGTGGACAATACCGCGATGTTTGCCACGGCGCACAACAACCTGCTGACCGGCGCCAACAGCGCGCTGGCGCTTGGGGCGGGCAATCCGGTTACGGGAATCGCCGCTGGACGCGTCGAGATGCGCACTCAGACTGGTCCGCAGGGCACGCCGCTGAATCTGATTCCGCGGTATCTGCTGGTTCCCGCCGCGCTCGAAACGCTGGCGCTCCAACTGATCTACCCGATCCAGTTGGCGGCCAACCAGGTCACCGGCGTGGTGCCCGAGTGGATTCAGGGCCTGGTGCCGATCGTCGAGCCGCGTCTCGACGCGGCGAGCACTACCGCCTGGTACATGGTCGCCGATCCAACGCAGATCGACACCATCGAGTACTGCTTCCTCGAAGGGCAAGCGGGCGTGTACTTCGAGACTCGCCAAGGCTTCGAGGTGGATGGCATCGAGATGAAGGCGCGCATGGACTTCGCGGCCGCCGCGATCGACTATCGCGGGCTGCAAAAGAACGCAGGCGCATAAGGAAAAGGAGCACTCAAGATGAAAAACTACGTTCAAAAAGGCGATACCGTCACCGTCACTGCGCCGTACGCGGTGCTGTCGGGCGGTGGCTTGCTCGTAACCGGGACTGGCCACATTTTCGGTGTGGCGGTCAACAACCAAAGCAGCGGCGACAGCTCGGAGGTTCTCACCGAAGGCGTGTTCGACCTCACCAAGGACACGAGCACCTTTGCAGAGGGCGATTACGTCTACTGGAACAACTCGTTGCAGGAGTGCACCTCGACCGCTACCAGCAACACGAAGATCGGTGTGGCCGCACTAACCACGCCGAGCGGAGTGAATGCTCCCGGCGGTCTGTCCGGTGACCCCACCGTGCGCGTGCGCCTAAACCACGACTTCTGATGTCGGACTGGCCCACGATCGACGCGGCGGCGAACTCCATAATGCAGGAGACGTTCGGGGAGCCGGTCTTGTATCAACCCGTGGAGTCCGGCGCGGCGGTGGGTTCCCCGCTGACGATCACGGCAGTTCGCCATGCGCGCCCGCCCGAGGAGTCGGGCACGATGGCGGGCTTTGAGGAGATCTCGGTGAATCCATCCGACTTCTCGAATCCGCCGGCGAAGGGCGACTGGGTGACGGCCTGGGGCGCGCAGTACGTGGTGACGACGCTGCGCCAGCCCGATGCGTACGGCATGCTCAACCTAGCACTGCTGAAGCGCGGGAGCTGATGCGTCCATGATCAACCCGAAGCTAATACTTGGCGAATGGGTGACCGCGCTTCGATCCTGCCCGGACCTGGTCACCGGGATCGGCGGCGACGGCGACAACATCCGGCCATTCATGGAAGGGCTGGCTGATCACAATAATCTTCGGCTGGCGATCTTGCAGATGCCGCCCGGTTCGATCCTGGTCGCGTGGAACGGAACCGCGCCGCGTCGTCTCACGGGCGGTGCGCTGCACTTCGCGCATCGCTTTTCGATCTACTTGCGCGCGCCGGAACAGAACTCGACCGCCACGTACGCCGATCTGTTCTGGCTGCTGGTCAGTGCAATACCAGCGGGCGCTCCATCGTGGTCATCGCTTCTGCATTTTCAGATCGACCCCGACTGCTACCCGATGGACCTGGATCTTCCGTCCGCGCAGCGAAACACGGTTGTGGTGAGCGCGGACGGCGCGACGCTCGACTATTTCGAAGTGCAAGCAACGCTGGTCGAGCAAGGCAATCCCGGCGGGGAATGAAGGAGAACGTTATGGACTGGGTGTTCATGGAATCGCCCACGGGCGAAGTGAAGGAAGTCGAGGCGACCGCTGCCTCTCTCACGCCGCTCATGGTCGCGGGGTGGCGTCAGGTTCCCGCGCCGGCGGCAACGGGACCGAAACCGGCAGCTCCGGTTGAGGAGAAAAAGTAGTATGGCAAACGTCAATGAACTGATGAACGGCTGGGGCTTCGGCAAACAGACTGCCATCGGGACCGCGAACGCGTCGACGGCCATCTGGCGACACACGAACCTCAATACCAAGCCGTGGGCCAAGGTGCCGGTGAACGAGGACGACCGGGCTGAAATCGGCAAGGGCCATGAGTTTCCGACCCAGCTTTTCAAGTCGCATTACAACATGCCGACGTACGAGCTTTCGAAGTACGCATCGTCGGAGGTCCTCGCGTGGGCGATGTCCTTCGGTCTCGGCAATGTCACCGTCAGCGGCAGTGGCCCGTACACGTATGTGATCATTCCGGCGCTGGGCGCCACGAACGCGACCGGCCTTGAGTTGCCGTACTTTTCGTTCGTGCAGCAGATCCGGCCCGGTGGCTCGGCGGTGCTGGACGAAATGCTGGTAGGCTGCGCGCTGAAGGGTTGGAAGCTGTCGATCAAGAACTCGCCGGGCCGCGCCAGCGCGATGGTGACCGCGGAATGCGTTACGACCGGCCAGTACACCTCGCCCAGCGGCATCACGCTTCCCGCCGTTTATTCGCCGCACGAATTCAATGCCGGGATGATCACCGCGTTAACCTTCAACGGCATCAACTACCTTTCCGGCAGCAGCGCCAAGGATTTCGTGTCCATGGAAGCGTCCTGGGAGAACAACTTCCGGCCTGGCTTCTTCCCTGGCTCTGGCACGCAGGACGGTTACCAGATCCAGGGGCGCTTCGAGTGGGGCGATCGCGTCTTCGGAGTGCAGTTCGTGGTCCGTGTTGAAGCCGGATCGGCCGAATATTCGAACCTGATCAATTTGACCACCGGCACGGCCACGTTCACTGTGACACGTGATGCCAACAACTCCTTCACGATGCTCATCCAGAAGATGGGCTTCAGCGTCGCTGAGTTGGGAAACACGGATGGGATCGTGACGCTCCAGATTACCGGCGTCCAACTCTTCGATCCCACCAACGGCCTGGTGACCATGACAGTGGTCACGCCGCAAACCGGTATCTGCCAATAGGAGGCTTGAATGGAAACCGAAAAGAAAGCGGGCTTCGACGCGTCGAAGCCGTTCGTGGTGCCGATCCTCTCGGGAGGCGAAAAGAGTTGCGAGGTGAGATTCCCAACGGATGACGAGTGGTGCGCCTGGGCACGTGCGCAACGCACCGTGCGGCATTTCCTCGGGCGCGGGAAATCGCACAGCGAGGACGTGGACCTCCCAAAGATCAACGCGGAGCTGTTCGCCAAGATCCGCACCGACAAGGACGGTCCCGAGTTTGATGACGCCGAAGCCGGCATGGTGATCGGCCGCATTGAGCGGTGCGCCGTGGCCAGTGTCGAGCGCGAAGGTATCAACTACCGGATTGAGATGAAAGTCCCCGGTGCGCGTGTGGTTCACGTTCTGCGGATGCCGACCGCCAAGGAGATGCAGGACCACGAACGTGGTTCGACCAGCGTCGTCGCCGCGCGCAGATCCGTCGAGACGCGCGCCTTCCTGGAGCCGAGCGGTGCGCTTTACGACAAGCTGCACATCTCGCACGACGGCTACGCCGGCGCGGTCCCGATCGTGCACAAGTCAGCGGCGGTTTCCGAGGTCATCGCGCAACTGGCGATTGAGGCCGACGAAGACCCGGAATAGCCACGCCCGGAGACTGGCCGGAAGAGCCGGGCGTTCGATTCCTTATCCGGTCGGTGCTTCACCAGGGGACGCTGTGCGGGCGTGAGGAGGACTGCCCCGACCGCGTCTTCCGTTGCCGGAAGTGCGGATACTCAGCGCAGACGGAGTTGGATGGCTGCCCCGCTTGCCGTGCGAATTGGAAGGCCATCGACGTCAGTCACGGACCGGGCTGTCCGAAGAACCGGCTCGAAGAGGCGTTGGACACGCCGAATGGCGCTCTGGTGCGGCGATGCTTCCGAGTTCTGAACGCGAGGAGTATCGGACTGACCATCACGCTGGCCGACATCACGGAGGAGGAGTTTCGGGTGCTGGAACTGATCGAAGCGGAGCGCCAGGAGCAGATCAAGGGTGGGGACGGAGGAACTCAGAATTCCAGATCTTAGTTAGGGAATTCAGCAAAGGCACCGATCAATCCGAAGTACGCCGGAGAGAGATGCTATTGATCAGGTCACCTGCATTACGAGACTGCAATAAGTTACCACCAAGCTTTGGTTTTTTTGCGCCCACGCCGGCGGTCAATGTCTACGCGCGCCATTTTCGATAGGCTCCCATCCTGGCGAGCAGCTTCTATCAGCCGATCAATTTCGTCCGGAGCAAGTTTCTCCAAGGCATTCTCGACGATGAACATCATCCGAAGCGGAGGATGTTGCCCAACGTCGTTCGTGTACTTTTCCGTAGAAACAAAGGGATCACTAGCGGCGACCTTCCAGGCCTGGACAAGGGCGGGCACCGCGTCTCTGGCCCCAATGTATCCAAGGCCTTCGGCACAGATCACACGAACGGCGTACGAAGGGTCAGATAGCCCGGCTAGAAGAGCCTCTTGGGCGCGTTTGCTTTGGCTTTGCCTCGCGAGGCAGGACGCGGCGAATTCACGCAGCAGCGCGTTAGGGCTTTTCAGACCCTTGTAGTGGACCTCTATTGAGGTTCCCGAATGGAGTGAGACCTTCAAGACCGCCAGGGCCGGGTTCGCGAGACGCGGGTCCGGGCTTCCCGACAGCTCCACTAGCGCGGTTACTCCAACATCGCCCGGCATTCTGGCAAATTCGCACAAAGCGTCCCCGTTGTGACGCTTAGCAGCCTCCATGAGCGCGGCTACAGCAGCCTTGTTCCCTATACTCTTGAGAATCTTGATGGCCCACTTGCACTTCGATGAGGTCTCGCCTTCTCTATTGGGGTCTGCGGTTTCTTGGTCAAGCGTCTCAATGAGGGCCGCCAAGTCTGGTTTATCGAGGATGCTTTCGAGATCGGCTCTGGCACCCTGTGCCTCATGCGGATGTAGAAAAAGGGAGATCGAATCGGCTACGGTTCTGTTGGACGTCTCGTGTCGCCCTTCATGGTGAGTCTCATCTCTTTGATAGAGCCCACCACAGTACGGACAGGCTAATGCCCCTTGGTCCTTGGAGACGAGTATCCCCCCGCAGGACGAACATCGCAGTGGGATCGGAGGAGGCATAGACCTGGTGACTGCTTAGATTTTGGTAACCGTAATAAATTCTACCCCATACTCCATGGCCAAATTCCAAACCGTAATCAAGAGCGCGCGCTTCGTCTATTCGCCCTACACCGCGACCGAGATGCAGGGCTTCGCGCAGGTGTTGGCGGATTCCATCCGCGCGCGCATTCAGAGTGGGCAGAACATTTACGACCAAGCGGCCGCGCCGCTGAAGCCCGGACTGGCGGGCCGACGCGGTTACCCCGATTATAAGTCTGCGCGCGGTCTCCAACCTATGCGCGACTGGACCTGGAGCGGCCACACCCTGCGGTGCCTCAAGGTCCTGACCGCCAACGAAAATCGCGCGGCAATCGGATTTCTTGACGAAGCTCTTTCGGGCCGGCGGCAGACTGCCTCGCAGATCGCCGCTTTCAACAACCGGCGCGAGGCGCAGTGGGGAGTGTCGCCACACGACCGGCAGACGGTTCTCGCGGCGTTCCAGGCACGTCCCTTTGTAATGCTCAAGGCAGCGTGAAATGGCAGACCAAGCAGAGCGCGTAATCCTCGAAGCCGAGGACCAAGTCACCCCGGTGGTGGACAAGGCCAACGCCGGGCTCGACAGCTTCGAGAAGAAAGCTGAATCGTCGCACGGCAAGGTGATCCGGATTTCGGATCAGACCCGAACCAGCGTCCAACGGCTGATTGCGTCCCTCGACAAACAGGCCGAGACCTATGGCAAGAGCGGTGTCGACCGGCTGATCACGCAGCGGGATCAACTGTTGCAGAGATACAATCGCGAGCCGCAGGCCATCGATGCGATCACCAAGTCTTACGAAAAGATGATCGCGATGGAGGAGAAGGCCGCGCGCGAATCTCTTGCGCTCAAGGCAGCCAAGGAAGCTGAAGAGGCCCTCCAGAAGCAATCGGAAGCCATCAAAGGTTTCGGGGAGCGCGTCAGCCAGTTCGTGGAGAATCCGCTCCAGGGCGCGAAGGGCGCGGTCTCGTCCGTGCTTACGGCTCTTGGTCCGTTTGGTATCGCGGTCGCGACCGGCGCGGCCGTCCTCGGCACCATTGCCGTGTCGGCATTCGAGGCCGCGAAGAGTCTTGGCGAGTACGGCACCCGCGTGAAGGATGCAGAGCTGCGCACCGGCTTGACCGCAAAGGAGGTCGGGCAGTTCGGTTTCGCGGCGCGTGCGGTCGGCCAGGACATCTCAATTGTCGAACGCCTCATGCGGGGTTTGTCCCAGGCTGCGAACGACAACTCCAACGAAGGCGAGAAGGCGCGGGCAACGATGCGCGCGATGGGTATCGATTTCCACACCGCCACGGGCGAGATGAAGCCCACCTCCGAGATTCTGACAGAGATCTCAGAGGGCTTGAACAAGCTCCCGGAGGGGCTAGAGCGCGACGCTGCAGCGATGGACCTATTTAAAAAGGTTGGAGTCGAGGCGATTCCGTTCATGACGGAACTCAACGAGAACCTGCGTGTCGCCCACGAGCAAGGCTTCGGGCCGACCGAGGAGGACATCCATCGCTTTTCCGAATACCAGCGGGAAGTCACGGTGCTCGAAACCAAGTGGGACTCGCTGGTCCGCAAGTTCAAAGAGGGCCTGGTCATCAGCGTGACGTGGGTCGGGAAGGGCGTCGACTGGTTCCTCGACAACATCTCAACTGCTCGCGATGAGGAACGTGAGCACCGCGAAGAGATCCAGGCGCTTCAGGATGCCGCGCAGATCAAGGCGTTAGGCGGTTACGGCGCGAGCATGTCCGTTAGCGCGCATCGCAAGGAAGCGGCTGACATGGAACGTCAGGCGCCGGACATCATGAAGAACCGCGATGCCACCTTGAAGCGCATCGAGGATCTGCGGGCCGAACAAGAACGACTGACCGGCGGTTTCGGCCTTCTGCAGGCGATCGCTCCCACGCGCGATGAGGAAGATCGTTCGAAGAAGGCGAGCGACATCCAGGACCAGATCCAGCAGTTGCAAAAGATGCTGGAGGATGCCGAGGCCGCCACCAAGCGGAGCGATCTGCATGCGGGCAAGGAGGAGACGGATCGGATTCGCGCCCGGTTCTTCGGCACGCACGACGGAATGGAGAAGGCATACGCCGACGCCAAGAAGGATGTCGAGCGGTTGCAAAAACAACTGCTGGAACCGGACAAGCCTCTGACGAAGGCTGAGGCGGTCGATTTGGATAAGCAGCTAAAGGCGGCTGAAGCGAATGAAGCGCGCCGCAAGGCGGGATTGGATGCCGTTGCCAAGAACGCGGAGCAGCTCAAGGAGTTCCAGCGCCAGGCGGCCGAGTTTGAGAAGAAGGGCGACGAATCCGAACTGGACGCGATCGGCAAGATCTACTATCAGCGCGACCAACTTCTGAAGCAGGCCGCGCAGGTGAAGGCTTCCGAAACGGAGATCGCCGCGATTCGCAAGTCTGCGGAAGAGCAAGCGTCGGTCATATACAAAAAGTCATGGGAGGAATTTGAAAAGTACGCAGAGAAGGAAGATGCCGAGCGGCGGAAAAATGCGCTGGCGATGATGCTGCCATCGAAGGAGCAGATGAAGGAGTGGGAGGAATACTTCGCGGCGCAGGAAAAGATCGAGGACATCGGAGTCCAAGCGCAGCGTGAAGCTGCGCAGCGGCGCGCGGCGCGATCCGGTCGCATGGCGGAACTGACTGCCGGTCAGGAAACGCCCATGGCGATGTCCGAAGGCGAAAAGCGGGAGCTGGCTGAACGAAAAGAGGTGGAGGCAGCGCAGGAAGCCTACCAGGCCAAGCTCGATCTAGCCGTCCAGTTGGCCGGCATCGAAGCCGAGCGAATATCGAAAGAGGAAAACGCGGCGAAGCGATCCGTCCTGGCGGCGCAGGCGCAGAAGGATCTGTTCACGGAACTCGCTCAGGCGCAGGACCAGTTCGAAGAAAAGCAGGCGCAGATCCAGCAGAAACATCAGCAGGAAATACAGTCGCAGATCGACGGGCTGCAGAAGCAGGCCGAGCGGCTGTTCGATGTCCTGTTCACCAAGCCTAAGAATTTCGGTAAGGATCTGTTCAGCACGATTCACGCCGCGGTGCTTAAGCCGGTAACGGAAACGTTGGGAGGCGCGGTGGCGAACGTGGTGCATCCGATCATCTACGGGTCGGACGGGCGCGGCGGGCTAAGCGGGATGTTGCGCGGCACCTCCCAGGATCCGGTGCGCGTCTCGACTGACATGAATACGTCGGCAACCATGCAGAACAGCGCGGTGATGGCCAGCTTGACGGCGATTCTTGCCGCCAGCATGGGAGTGGCGGCACCCTCCATGTCGGGCGGCGCGGCTGGTGTTCCCTCGATATCGATCCCGTCGATTTCGGCTCCGGCGAGTGCGAGCGCGAGCCTGAGTTTACCAACGATCATCGGGGGCGGCCTCTCGCTGGGTGGACCATCGATAGCAACCGGCGTTAGTGGAAGCTCGGTTTCCGCCTCGAGCGCGCCCGATATTCATGACCTTCCGCTGCATTCCACTTCGGGGAGCGCTGGCTTCAATCCGCTGAGTTTGCTGTTTCCAAGTTCCAGCAAAGGGATGGGCGGGATTGCGGGGAACATCTTCAAGCCCGGTGGCCTCACCGGCATGCTCGGAAATCTAAAGAATTCCGTCTACAACTCCGGCGGCATCATCATGGGGCCGGGCGTCGGGACCACCGCCGCCGGAATCGGTGGGCCGCTTGGCACGGTTGCCGGCGTGGCATCCAGCCCGGCGGCGGGCATGGCCGGCCTGATGCTCGGCATTAACGGAGTCCAGCGCCAGGGTGTGGGCGGAACGGTCGAGGCCGGTCTGGGCGGCGCTCTCGCGGGCTTTTCCCTTGGCTCGCAGATTGGTTCGCTCGGTGGTCCGATGGGTGCGGCGATCGGCGCTGGTGCCGGTGTCCTCGCCGGAGTCATCAGCTCCGTGTTCTTCGAATCGCCACAGAAGAAAGCGCACGACGACATCCAGAGCATCTACGGCGTGAACATCCCGCAGAACAGCGGCACGATCAAACAGGTAGTGCAGATCGCACAGTCGCAGTTCGGCGGCGACGTGGCGGTGGCCGTGCGGTCGCCCAGCGTCCGTCAACTCGTGATGCTGTATTCGGAGGCCACCGGTCAGAAGATGCCGCTGTCGGCCACGACGCCGTATGCGGGCAGCTTGGTCGAACAGGGCGGCAAGGTCTATCAACAAGCCAGCTACCAGGATGGCCAGGCTCACACCTACGCCTCGAACATCCCGACGCTCGGCGGGATCGCATCGGGAACCTACCCGACTCCCGGAGGCCCGAACACCTCGGGCGGCACCGGCGCGACGTACCTTTCGATGAACGTGAGTGGCAGCGACGCCGCGAACTTCATGACCGGCCAGTTCGTAACGCCCCAGTTTGTGACCGACCAGGCGATGGCGGCGCAGTATTCGAGCTACGGCCGCACGCAGCAATCCGCCAACATGCAGTTGCCCGGCTTGACGGTGTCCTGACACTGGCATCCCTCCATTGCCCACAACAGGAATCGATATGCGGAGACTCTTTGTCTTTCTTATATGCGCTGTGCTCTGGCTACTCTGCGCTCCGCTTTGCCGAGCGCAACCGGCACTGACCACGATCAGTGACACGCTCTACAACGTCGACGGGTCGCTGATGGATGGAAATATCATCGTGACCAATGCGGCCTTCTCGGTCGGGGGCGTGCCGATCGCGCGTGGCGCGCGCGCCTTTTCGATCACGAGCGGAGTGGTCAACATTCAGCTCGCACCAACGGATCACGCGAGCCCGGCCATTGTCTACACCGTAAACACTGTCTCGAACGGCCAGACTTCGACCAGCATTTGGTCGGTGCCGACACTCCCGTCGTCCCGGTGCCCATCAGGGACCTGCACCATCGTGCAGGTCACGACGCTTTACACGCCCGGCCCGACGACGACGGTCGCGCTCTCGCAACTCTCCACGCAAGGCGCCACGAATGGGCAGATGATCTGTGACACCGCAGGTGTGGCGGTCTGGTGCAATCCGCCCGCCGGCGGCGTTACGTCCTTTGACGGACGGACTGGCGCAATCTCGCCTTCCGCGAACGATTACAACTTCAATCAGCTCGCGGGCGCGGCTTCGGTCGGCCAACTGCCGATAGGAATCCCGGCCCCCAACATCGGGGGTGGCGGCGTCGGGAATACGGCTTTCGGATACGTCGCCAACCTGACGAGCGATGCGCAAACCCAGCTCAATGCGAAGCTCGCCGCGGCGAACAATCTGTCCGACGTGGGCAGCCCAGCAACTGCGCTGTCAAATCTCGGCGGGCTCCCGAAAGGTACGGTGATCACCTGGATCGATCAGTATTGCAGTGTACCGGGAACCTATGACGATACCTGTTTCTCACGCGCTTTCGGTGCAGCCGGGTCCACGCCGAATGTGACGTTCATGATGGGGCCGAATACCTATACGCTGCAAAACGGACTCTCGATCTCCAGCACGACGGGGTGGACCCTCATGGGCCTGAAGGCTCGAAGCAAGCTCACCGTGAAGAACGGATTGAACACCGCGATGTTGACCCTGAACTCGACCACCGATTTCGCGATGAGGGATGTGTTCGCCGACGGAAACTATACGAACCAGAGCAGCGAAACCTCGGTGATCTCGGCGACGGGCATTATCGGGCTGATCCTTGAAGGGAACAGGTTCGCGAACGTCAAGGGCCGGGCGGTGGTGGTGAGCAACTCTGCTTATGACTTTACAGACGGCCTGTTCATCGTGGACAACACAATCACGGGCACCACGGATTCCGCCCTTTATCTGGCGTTGCGCTACGACGGCCTCACGATCACAGGGAACCGGATCGATGGCATCGGCATCGATGGAAGCAATCCGCAGAAGGCCGCCGCGATCTATGTCACCCACGGCAGCACATCCGGCGGTCTCCTGATGGTGGGCTACAGCGGGAACTCCATCATGGCTTCGCCCAACGTCAACAGCAACACGTACCTTCAATACGGCATCTTGTTCGACGCGGTCCCAGGGCCGCCCATCAACGATCTTTCCAACTCTTATACGAACGTCGGGACCAACTGCGGAAGCATCAATAACGCCGCGAACTGCGTCACGGCCATGCCCAGCGTGGTGAACGGGAACGCGACTCAGATCTTCCCGGTCGGCTACTGCTCGGCGGTGGGCGCGACTCCCATTCCGAGTCCGCAGTTCATGGGGTCGAGTGCGGCGATGCAGTGCATCTCGGTTGGGGGCACGCCGATGGCGGCGGTTCCGCTGGCCCACGGAAACGGCGACATCTATGCCTCGATGCTCTTTGAGACTCCGGTGACGTACAATTCGGTGACTCTGTCGTGGGCTGGTTACTCGGATGCCTCCGGCGGTAACGTGGACTTCATCGTGCTCATGGCCTGCGCGCCTTTCAGCATATCGACCGGGCCGTCCTTTCCTTCCATGCCGGGAGGTTCCACCACGGCTCCCGTGACGTCGGGCGGGGGCGGCTACTCGATCAGCAGTTCCTCGATCAACGAATTTGTCGGGCCGTACGGTCTCGGCATCAACGCATCCTGTCCGAATCCACTATCGGGCGCTGTGATCACACGGATGTATCGGCGCGGCAGCAACGGGCCTGATACGAACACCGGCACCTTGTGGATTGTGTGGGCCAAGCTTGAACAGAGCTTCGCGGTCCACTAGCGCACTCATCAGATGCCCGGAAATATTCAATACGCCGTACCGAGCGGGGTGATGCCGGCGTCGCTGTGCACCGCGTTCACGGAATTGCGCGAATACGTGCAGCTCCAGAACCAGTATCACGACGGGACGATCCAGCGGTCACAACTTGCGCAGACCTCGCGGCGGACGTTTCGGCTCAGCAAACGATTGAACGCGACGCTGCTTGCCGCGCTATACAGCTTCTGGGTCTCACAGGACGCCGGCCTGACGCCATTCGCCTTTTACAATCCGTTCGACGTAGCGTCGGGCCAGCAGATCGGCAGCAATTATGATCCGACTGGCAACAATACGCAGGGCCGGGTTACCGTCGTGTTCCGCGGCAACTGGGCACAGGCCACGGATGTCGCGCGGACGAACGTGCAGGGGCTGGAGTTGATGGAGGTGGATTAGGCAGGGCACAAGTCCATTTGCCTGTTCGGCCCTTTATTCGTTCATCCGGGAGGCTGACGCGTTGTCCTCCCGCTTCTGATCCGGGAATACGACGGCCTCGATTATGTTAATCTAACAATCCGAAGCACAAATGTTTCAGGCGCAGAAGGAGAGCCCGATCCCCGCTGTCCGATTTACCCTCTCGCAGCATGCAAAATGAACCCGCATGACACATTTGAGATTCGATGTCCGGTGCACGGATTTGTAGCGCTTAACGACTGGGAACGACAGATCATTGAGCAGCCGGCATACCAGCGGCTGCGCCGAATCCGTCAGCTCGCGTGGACGGACCAGGTATACCCCGGTGCGATGCACAATCGGTTCGAACACTCCTTGGGTGTCATGCATACGGCTGGGTTGATCTATGACGCGATTATTCGCAATTCATGGCAAGTGCTGCACGACGAACTCGGGTATGACGAGCAGGGCGTTAAGAGGAATCGACAACTCGTCCGGCTCGCGGCGCTGCTCCACGACGTGGGCCACTCACCGTTCTCGCACGCCTCCGAGGAGCTGTTTCCAGACCAGGAGAACGGCGGCGGAAAGTACGTGCACGAACAGTACTCTGCAGCTATTGTTCGCGGGCCACTGCGTTCTGCCATCGAAGAGCATAAGCTGAATCAGGGCTATAACCTTTCCGCCGACGATGTGGCGGCACTTCTGGAGGGCAGCGCCGGGGCGAGGCAAGGAATTTTCTGGCGCGATCTGATCACGGGCCAAATGGATGCGGATCGAATGGATTATCTATTGCGCGACTCGCACCACGCGGGCGTTCATTATGGTCGTTTCGACCTGCAACGGCTGATATCGACGATGACGGCGATTCGAATCAAGGACGGGCCACCCCGGATTGGAATCCAGGAGGGAGGCTGGCACGCCGCCGAAGCACTGGTCATCGCCAGATATTTCATGTTCACGCAGGTCTACTTTCATAAGACCCGGGTGGCGTACGATATTCACATACGTGAAGCGATGAAGGAGCTCCTTCCAGACGGCCACTTCCCAAAACCGGAAAGTCTCGACGAGTTTTTGGCGTGGGACGACTGGCGTGTTCTGGGACTGCTCGCATCGGGCGCTGGCGGAGAACATGGCAAGCGTCTGTCGGGACGTGATCATTACCGGTTGGTATTCCAGACTAACGAGGTCCAGACTCCTGCCGACAAGGCCCGGCTTGCGAAGGTCCGTGAGTCACTGGGAGGATTACTGGCAGCCGAAATGCCCGCAGGAAAGAGCTGGTACAAAACAGGGGACACGGATATACGGGTTGAGGATGAACGGACGCACGGACCGGTTCCCCTGAGCGTGCGCTCCAGCGTGGTTCGTAATCTCGGAAATAACGATCAGGTGCTTCTTTACTGTTCGCCTGAAAACAGATCCGAAGCAATGAAGAAAGTGAAGGAAACGCTCGATGGAATGGAATAAGCTGCAAGACGCGCGATTGGCTGTGATCGCTAAGCTGGCGACCCTTGCGCCAGCCGGATATTTGGGGCGTACGGCACTGATGAAGTTTTGTTACCTCCTCCAAACCGTCAAACACGTGCCCCTTGGGTATCGCTTTACTCTGTATTCCTATGGTCCATTCGATTCCGACGTGTTGTCGGATCTGGGAACTGCGGAGAATCTCGAAGCCGTGAAGGCGAGCGTGGTTCGGTATTCGGGCGGGTATGGCTATCGGATAAGTAAAGCCGACAGGGCGGAAGCTACGATTGAGGCTGGAATCGGCCTGCTCGAATCGCATACCAACGACATCGATTGGGTCATTGCCGAGTTCGGATCGCACGGGAGTGCAGATCTCGAACTGGAGAGCACGGTTGTATATGTCGACCGGGAAGCTGAGCGGAGAGGTGAGCGTCTGACGATTTCCGAGCTTGCCGGGCGAGTGAAGGACGTCAAGCCGCATTTCAAGGAGGCCTACATCGCGGAAAAGGCAAATAGCCTTTACGAGAAAAAACTGCTGCTGTCTTCCGCTCCGGCGATGACTCATGCATAACCCGTAAGGCGAACTTCTAACTGCATGAAAGCGCACTCCAAATTCGCGCTGATAACGGAACGCCTTCCGAAGTAGTCGGGAGACTCAGGCTCACCCACCCGCCGGCTCGCGCCATTCAAGATTCGACCCTCCATTAGAACAGGCTGTTCGAAGCGGCCCGCTCGTCCAACCCTCCTTAATTAAGCCCACCCAAACCCATGTCCGACGCCATCGGCCGCATCACCGTGCCCACGGTGATCAACTCCGGCCAGACATTCCCGCTCACCACGCAGTACCCCTTCGGCTTCTCCGTCGAGCGTCCGGTGATCGTGCATCGCTTCGGCACGCTCGATGCCAAGCAGGAGCAGCGATACTACGTCGGCATCGGCCCGCGTAAATTTCAGTTCAAGCACCCGAACCTGAACTGGGTCGAAGTGAACCAGCTCAGGGCGTTCTGGGAGTCGATGCAGGGGCCGTGGCAGGCGTTCACCTACACCGTCCCGAACCCCGATGGATCGACCAGCAGTGTGCTGGTCACTTTCGAGCAGATGCCGATTTCCTTCGAGTACCTGCGCAATGCGGCGCAGATCGGACTGAATTTCATCGAGGTCGTCGATCCGACAGCAGCCCCCACCTACACCGTCAGCTCAACCTGCCTGCGATTTCCCTCGACCGCGCTGTCCACGGCGCTGCTTTCTGAAGTCCAGCAGATCATCCCGCTCGTCCACATCCGCGTGCGTGAATCCGCGGTTGCGGACATCTATCTATCCGACCGGCGCGTCACGGTGGGCGGGCAGCTTTACCTGCCACGCCTCATCGGCATCGGCGAGCCTGGCTCCGACGTGCTGATCTCGCAGGACATCAAAGGCACCTCGGACAACGTCCGCTTCACGTTCGGCAATGGCGACCGCGTGATGACGCAGCTCGCCAACGATACTGACCTGAAGTACGCCGAGATTGACCTCTGTCTCTTCCATGCCAACTCCGGGATTCTGCTCCAGCTTTGGAAGGGTGTTATCCAGAACTTCACCAGCGACGGCACGCCGATCTTCCCGGTGACCTGCTCGGACGGTTTCTTCCAGATCATGAACCAGTACCCGGAGCGGCAGGTGTCGCGCCAGTGCTGGAAGACGTACAACGACGGCGTGAACTGCCCGTGGGCAACAAAGGGCGCGAGCGCCATAGCGGTGACGGCCGCCGGCGGCGATCCCGGGAGCTGTGATTATTACCTCGAATCAGCGAACGGTTGCCAGGTTCACGGCATGTCCCCCTATTTCGGTGGGCACCAGGCTGATCCGCAGGGCGTCGTCATCAAGGACGACTCCACCGGCTTCCTCGGCTTCGGCCGCAACACCGTTACCGCAACCTCTATCGTTTCGGACACGATCTGGGGGCTGGCGCTGCCGGAGATCTGGTGCAACAGCGGCGGTAATCCCATCTTCGCGTTCATGGCGAACGCACTGATGGTGGCGTATCGCGACGAATCGACCTTCGCGGATTCGCTTGGCATTCTCTGCGCCGGCCCGATTGGCGGATTCACCGGAATGTACGTCGTCACCAACGCGGATGGTTACCGCTACGTGGTGGCTCCCATGGTGGATGGCTACACGCCGCAAGGTTTCGCGGTGAATGGCAACCTAAACGTAGTCAAGGATTCACCCATCGGCGCGCCTCGCGAGGTGCTCGGCGACGACCCCGTGAATCCCACCTTCGATTATTTCTCGCTTGGCTCCGGCAGTCCGCAAGTTTGGGAGCCGAACGTCTACGCCGCCGGAACTGCCGCGTGTGAGATTCGCATCGTCAAATCTTCCACGATCCAGCCGAGCACTCCTGACCAGCACCAGATGACGGTCCCGATCGACTACGGGATGTGGGGGTGGACTTGGGATCAGAGCGGCAACCGGACGGCGGTCAAGGGACTCATCAATCCATTTTGGATTGCGGTGAACATGCTGCTGCGCGCGATGGGATTGTATGGCGATCCGTCCACCGGCTCAGATCCGGCAGGCGGAGCAGGCCCGGCGTCATCCGACCAGCTCGCCGCGTTCGCGCTGCCGTCGCTGATTGTGGGCGATGGGAGCGGAGCGGCCGAGATCGCCGCAGCCCAGGTCGCGGCCATTCTCGGAACCGGCACAGAGACGCAGTTTCAGTTTCAAGGAATCATCAGTGCCCAGAAGCCGTTCCGCGACTGGCTCACCGAGGTCCTGAACTGCTGCCTGGGCTTCTACACCTGGGAGTTCGGGCAGTTGAAGTTCGGCTGCCGGATCAACGCCAGCGCGGTGGATGCCTACACACTCGCCAACTCTCTTTATCAAACACTGCGGTTGACGCCGATTCAAGCTGGTTTCGAGCATCTGGTGATTTCGTTCGCCGATGTTGCCTATCAGTATCAGGCGAATACAGCGGAATATTGCGACAAGAGCCACGCGGCCTACTACGGGCGCGCGGGATCTCCGCTGACCACTCAGATGCATTCGGTGGGATGCTCTTCTCTGAGCCAGGCGCTTCGGATCGCTGCTACTCGGACGCGCGAAGAACTCGGCGGTGTGACGCCCGCGGAATGGCGCGACGCGCGAACAGCGGCATGGCAGACCACGTTGCTCGGCCTCGGCAACGAAGTAGGGCAAGTGGTCTCGATGACGCACCCGGACATTCCTGGCGTCCACGGCACTTGCAACGTCTCCGGCAGCACTGCCACCTGGGTGAGCGGCGATCCGTGGACCTACGCCGGGACCGCGACTGGAGACACGGAGCTGATCAATAAAGAAATCCTGATCGGGGGTTCCCAGGTGACGATCACGGCAGTCGCCAGTGACGGCTCAACGATCACGACGTCTCCAGCGCCTCCCAGCGGAACTGGCTTGGCCTTCCGGGTCCTCACGATGTGCTTCCGCATCCAGCGCTGGAGCCTGAAGAAAGACTGGTCGGTGCAAATCGAGGCGCAGACCGTCACGGCTTCCATGTACGACCTGGATGTCGGACCAAAGCCGATGGACGTCGTGCCAGCGCCGCTTCCCGCGCTGTTCTATCCGATCCCGCTCGGCCCAGTGTGGGCGCCATACCAGGTGCAGGCGTCTTCGAGCGATGCACTGTATCCCAGCGAGTGGACCTTCGATTCCGATCAGGAATACACGACGCTCGCCGATGGCAGCGCGCTCGCGAGCCTGATCGTAACCGGCAAACTTCCGGTGAACGAGTTCAGCGCGACGGGTGCGGGCGCGCCGGGAATCGGATCGATTACGCAGGGCACAACCGGCGGATCGTTGCCCGCGAGCACCACGCTGTGGGTTGCCATCTGCGCGATCGATTCGAACGGCCTTCCGTCAGTTCCATCGAACATCATCATCATCGGTACATCGGCATCAGGGACGGACACGTTCGACTTGCAGAGCATCATATGGCCCCCGGTCGCGGGGCTCGTCTCCTACGTGTTGTTCGTCGGAACGCAGCCCGACCTGATCTGCGCGCAAGCGACCGGCACATTGACCGCCGGAACAGGCAATACGTACACGCCGAGCTCGATCACCTTCGGCGGCCCGGTCGTGCGCTCGACATGGGCGCTGCCTTCGCCATACGTCGCCAAGGTCCGCATCAAAGCGAAGCTCCTGCTGCACTCCGGTGTCGCAGGCGTTGCTGTCACCACCGTGTCGACGAACACGTTGTTTTGTTCCGAGCTGGTCGATACTTCCTCCACGCCGTTCAGCCCCGTCGGCCGCATTCTTTCTGTGATCGGCCGCCCCAATGGCAGCACGCCGTTCGCGAGCTTCAACATCACCGCGTTTGTTTCGACCACCGGGACGATGACGCTGGATCGTGATCCCACAGGGATCGTCAACGTGGGCGATGCGGTGGTCATTCGCAACAAGTCGAGCTTGTCGGGCACCCCCGCCTCCGTCACCCAGGTTACCGACGCGGGCTACCAGAACGTAGCAAACAGCTACGGCGGTCTTGCGGTAAACGCGGAAATCGGCAACCTGATCCGCGTGATCGCGGGTACTGGTCGCGGCCAGCCTCCAAGTACGATAACGGCCAACACCTCGACCCAGTTGACCTTCCAGCCGCCGCTGCTCATGGACGACACGTCGGTGTGGATCGTCGAGGCACCCGCCTGGGCGTTCCAGGCGGACTCGACCAGCATCGACAATGCGAACCCGCTAACGCCCGTCAGCCTCTCGGTGCCGACCGCGAACTTCATCGAGCAGCCGATGCTCATTGCCGGCTTCACCGTGGATGTGAACGGCAACGAATCGCCGGACGGCGACCAGCCTTTCCGCGAGGACTGGATCTACGGCGAGGTCGGCGCGCCCTCAGGCGAGATGAAGATCTCGATTCCTGGGACGCTGGCGATTGGCAGCAACCTCGGCCCGGCGGCGTTCTACACCTCCACCGTCGCGTTGCAGAACGGTGTGACCTGCATGGTGAAGCAGGCACCCGTGGGAGCGGACCTGGTCATCCAGGTCTACGCGGGAACCACTCTGCTATTTACTGTCACGATCGCGGCAGGCTTAACAGTCGGGTCCGCCACAGGCACGCCTTCGATCGACCCGGAAACGCCGGTCATCATTAACCTCACTGCCGTCGGCACGACGTTCCCCGGATCGGACCTCACCGTCGCGCTGTCTTGAAAACCTGTGCCCACGGAAGCAATCCACAAGCTAGAGCCGCATCGCACGATGTACCTGCGCGGCTTCGACCGCCGCGGATGCGCCGCGTCTCTGAACAACGCCACGGCCTCCGGGTTCACGGTCAGCGGCGTCTTCAGCGATCAAGCCGATTTCGCGGTCCTGGTGCTGTTCGATGCCGACGATCAGTTCGGCCATCTCTTCACCACCAAGTACCTTCCCGATTTCTCGCTCGCCGGCGTCACGCTCGACTTCGACCTGGCGATCACCAACGCGCAGAATCCCGTCAGCCGCAAGTTTCAATCGGTCCCCTGGGGCGCGCTCAGCTACATCACGAAGTCGGAAACGCCCGGCACCATCTCGCTCCTACCGATGGCGACATCGGCCACCGGCATGGCGGCGGCTTCTCAGACCTTTACGGTGAACGGCACGCCCGCGCTGTACGACCGCGTGGATCTCGTCTATTTGAGTAACGTCGTTTACGATTACCTGGTCTCGACTGCGCTGTCGCCGGGGCCTGCGACGGTGACGTTCGGGTTCTTCAACTACCTCGGCACCGGCTACAACCACACCATCACGATCGGGTCCAACACGTACTCGCACGTCCAGCTCTCAACCGATGGTTCCGGCGACATCGCCATCGCGCTGGCCGCTGCAATCAACGCTGCCAACGATCCGAACGCTACCGCTTCCGTGAGCGCCAACAACGTGATCCTCACGGCGCGGACCAACAGCGGCGCGAGCATTAGCTGCTCGGCCTCCGATGGCAATGGCCCCGGTACGCTCATTGAGTCCCAAGGAGCGTGCCCGTTCATCGCCGCGCAATTGGCCGGACAGATCAACGGGACCAATTGGGCCTTCCTCAACCCCACGATCGCGCTGATGGCAACCGTGAGCGGCGCGAGCTTCACCGTCTATGCTGCGCGGTACGGGACCGTCAACACCTCGGGCACGTCAGTGTCGTTCACCTCGGGCCAGAATTTCCTAGGGTCGCAGGCCGGCGATCCGATCCTTATTAATGGTGTCCAGTACGCGCTCGCGTCTGTCACATCGCCCACATCAGCCACCGTGACGACCTCTGCTGGCACGCAGACCGGCGTCAACTACCTCGCGCCAGGAGGCGGCCGCGACGGCAATGCCATCGAGTTGCTGGAGATGCACAAGACCTCGACCGCGTACTTGACCCCGGCGGGTGCATCCAAACTCACCGGCGGCACAGACCCGTCGTCCGTGCATTTCCACATCGATTTCACAGCAAGCGGAAACGACTCGCTGCGCCAAGCGTGGCTCACCTTCGCGCCCGCGCTAAATTACGACTCTGGGTCCGTCAATCCCGCGTTGGTCGCCTACCAGCCGAGCACCTGGAGCGCGGTTTTCACCAACTGGACCCTGTCCGATCCCAGCAGTGTGCTGCCGCTGAAGATCGCGGGACCAGGAAGCGTGACGGTCGGCAGCCGCGACTTCTGGGCGAGCTTCACCGGCACTGGCTGGAGCGAGCAGGTGGGCTTCTATTTCCGGGGCTTCGCGCAGCAATCGTCGAACCCGACCGACCACGTGACCATCACGTATTCGTGCCAGTACACGCACAATCTGTATCTCGGCACGTCCCTCTCGTCAGCAAGCGGCCAATTGACTGCCACCCTGGACGGCGTGGCGCAACCGACGATCGACACCTACGCCGACACCACCTCGCCAATTTCCGCGCGCCGCCTCATCGCATCGAGTGTCGCCCCCGGCACCCACGTGGTGGTCCTCGCGGTATCCAGCACTCACAACTCGCTGTCCACCGGCACCAGTTGCATCTTCGATTATCTGCAAGCTGCTGTCCTATCGGACGTGCAGTCACCCGCGACGACCTACCCGAACGTCAACTGCGCCTGCGACTTCGACACCGCGCAGACCTACGCCCTCGCACCGGCGCGCGCCTTCTGGATTCTGAGCAAGGCTGGCTTCGCCGGCGACATCGACTTCTACTCAGGCGTCTTCTTCGCGTTGAAACGCGTGCGCTCGGGTGGAAGTTTTCATCAGGCCGTCGTCACGATTTCCGCAGGGTCGAGTGGCTTCAATCTCGGGTCGCTCTATGGCGACGGCGACGCGATGTTTCTGCAGGTGGGCGGGAACAGCTACGGAGACGGCCTCGGCACGGCGTTCGGCGCGGCGGTCTACCCGACCGATACCATAGACACGCTCGCGCAGCGGTTCGTCAACGCGATCAACACGCTGTTCGTCGGGATCTCCGCGGCGAAGACTGGGACCGGCCAGTTCACGATCACGACGCTCAGCCCCGTTGCTGGCTTCACCCTGTTCACAAGTTACGCCGCAGGGACGGGCGCGAACGGCGCGAACCCCTCAACCGGATCGATCACAGTTAGCGGTGACATCAAGGCGGGTAACGAGGGCGTATGGCAGGTGGACGCATCTCAATCGCAGCCGCTCAACCAGGCATTCGTCGATTACTTAACCGACTTCTGCGGGCTGGTCCAGGCGGCTGGCCAGACGATAACGGTCGCGTTCTCCCAGGAACTGCTCGCGCCGCCGGACGCGAACACCGCCGCTGGCGCGTGGGCGCAGCGATTCGCGAATGGCAACCTGCTCCTCACCGATACCGGCTTCGGAAGTTGGGGCGCCGGCTTCGTCGAGGCGGTCAGCGGGTCCAGCCCATTCACGATCCAGCAAACCGGCCACGGCTACATCACCGGGAACACCGTTCACGTCTCCAGCGCAACGCAATCCGGCGTCTGGGCGATCACCGTGACAGACGCGAACCACTATCAGCTCACCACTCTGATCTCGGGCGGCTACACGCCCAGCGTCGGAGACGCGACCTTCATCGATCTCCAGACCACGCAATGCACGTTCAATCCATCCACCGTGACGCCGTACCTGGCGGCCTGCTATGGGCAGGTGGCTGGGATCATGAGCACAGCCGGTTTGACACCGTGGCTCCAATTCGGTGAGTTCCTTTGGTGGTTCTTCAGCGTGGTCCAGAACCTGGCGGTGGGATACGCCAGTTGGGCGTCGCCGATTTCGATCGGCACGGTGAGCCCGCACGGCTTTTCCACCGGCCAGCGCGCGATCCTCGCCGGCGTCCAAGGCAACACCGCGGCGAACGGAGACCAGGCCATTACCGTCACGGACGCGACCCACTTCACCCTCAACGGTTCGAGCGGGAACGGCAACTACGTGGCCGGCACCGGCACATGCAGCGGCGGCGGGATGGCCTACTATGACGCCTACACAGCGCAAGCCGCGCAAACCACGCTCGGCAGGTCCCTGGCCGCGTTCTACACCCAGGATGACGACCCGACCATCAACGGATCGGCGGACGCGAACTTCCTAGCCAGCCTGATCAAGGCTCACATTGATACCATCCGGACCACCGTGCTCGCGGCATACTCCGGCGCGAAGTTCGAGCTGCTCTGGCCGTACGATGTGAACTTCGCGACGTGCTACTACACGCCGGATGTCCCCTACCCACAGGGCGGGCGCCTGAACCGCGCCGTCAATTTCCCGTCGCAGTATCTGGCGCAGGCAGGCTCGGGCCTCGACCGCCTGAAAATGGAGGGGTTATCCTGGGGTTCAACCTACCGAAACTTCACCAATGCGCAGGCGGCGATCACTTTCCCGCTCACCGCCCCCTGCAGTTGGCCCGTGACCGCGACAGCGTACCTGGTGCCCTGGTTCAACGGTGGCTGTCCGTGGACAATGGAATTCGTGAGCACCCTCAACCAGTCGATCCCGCTGATCTGCTTTTGGGCCTTCGACCATTTCTGTCTATTCAGTTGGCCAATCCCGCTGCCCATGATCGCCGCGGCTTCTTTTGTGGGCTGATCGCTTAAATCGGGGAAAACAGCTAGGTCAAACGGGTTCGAGGCGTCGCCTTAGTCGCTACTGCGGGCGTGCCTTGCGTCTTCGACGACTTGCATTGATCCTCCAAAAGATGGCGCAATAGCGCGCATTCTCGAACCACGGCGTCAAGCTTCGGAAGCGTGTCCTGAAGCTCGCGTTCTTCCACTACACCGTCCAGCAGCGTCTCCCCCACGCTCTCAAGGGCTGTTCCGACACTCTGTATTAGCCGTTGAATCTCAATCAACGTCGTATCTTGTGATCCTTCAGGTGTCGACGGTAGCTTAAATGCCACTCGTCCGACTTGCGCCTCGAGCACGTCAAGCAACGAGTAGTCGGCCGCAGCTATGCAAATACCCGGAATGTATTCTGCGGGAAGGCTTCGGTCGGATGAAAGCCAGTAAGAAAGGCTTCTGTAGTTGACGCCCAAACGGGCAGCGAGCGCCTTCCTGTCGAGTGCCATCCCTCCGTTTCGGTCAAGAAGCTGGGTCAGACACCGATGTATCGATCTGCGTACCTTTTCAATCATCTTGGATCTCTACCCTATCTTGTTCAATTGGGACCTGAATTTGAACGTTCATTTGGCATCCACAAATGAATTTGTTCTTCCTCAAAACCGCGTTATAAGTGAAGTGGAGACGTTTCAGACAGTGGAGAACCTGCAGATACCGCCCAGAAACATCGGCGAACCGCAAAAAACGGATGCTGCGCAACTTGACAGACGGATGAGAATTATAACACACTTCAATCACGCCCCCCAAGGTCACGGTGAAGGTGCTGAGATGGCTCGTACCGTTGCGACATCTAGTCCGAAGGTCCGTCTGCGACGTCTTTGGTCTCAAGGCGTGATGGCGCTTCGTGGAGGCCTGCTCGGGCGGTGGGCTGTCGACCTCTACGGTGAGCTCAGCGCGGCCAATGGATGGAAGCTCTTTGGTCAAATCCTTGGAGGCACCACCGTCGTAGTAGCCGCGCTCATCGCGGTGGCGACCTACCACTCTGCCAATTTCGCGAGGGAAGCAGACAATGCAGACCGGTCGTACTCTCAGCTCCTCTCTGACCTCGGCCATGAATCAGAGCGAGTACGAGTAGGCAGCATCTCGCGCATCCCACCGCTTATGCGGCTTCGTGTACCTAAGGCGACAGATATTTCCCTGTGGGATCTGACGCGAACCATGTTGGGCTACAGGGTCGAACTCCTCCCCGCCTACCACGAGGACTTACAAAGGGTGATGCGCCAATATTTACTAAGCTTGGGTCGCGACAGCCGTTCGGGTACTACTCCCCTGGAGGCGCAAGCCCTCCTAGACGTGCTTCGTGATATTGGCCCGGAGGGTTGGTACGAAGGATTGCCGCGAAATGCGGTTGAGGGGCAAGATGCTCTGAACTGGGTATGGAATACGCGACGCAATGTGCCACTCCAATTCCAGGACTCCAGCAAACTGCTCAAATCCGTGGTGCTGGACAACGTTGGTATCGCAGGCCAGAACCTTCGGAACTGTGATTTCAACGGCGCTCGGCTTAACGGCGCGAACCTGGCAAGAAGTCACATGGAGAAGGGCAGCTTTATCGGGGCTACAATTCGGGGAGCCACGCTGTCATTTTCCAATCTTGACGGCGCGCGACTCGCGGACAGCAACTTACAAAACTCCGATCTAACATCTGCCATCCTCACGAATGCCGACATGCGGCGGGCCCACCTCGAAGAGATCAATGCGCCCGAAGTCGAAATGACATCGGCGATCTTGATTGGTAGCCACGCCAACAGGGCTGTTCTCCGAAACGCCTGCTTTCATTCGGCGAACCTTCAAGATACTGAATTGCAGCATGCAGACCTATCGGAAGCAGATCTTCATCAAGCGCTGCTCTCCTATGCCGACCTTCGCTGGGCCGTCCTAACTCGCGCGAAGCTCGATTTTGCGGATCTCAAGTTTGCGAACTTGGGCTCGACGGATATGAGAGGTACGTCGCTGGATCGCACACTTCTCAGGCTCGCCGATCTGCGCGGGGCAGATCTATCTGCTGCGAAGGACCTACTTGAGGCCGATTGGACAAGTGCTAACATCGCGGGTGTCAAAGGACTCACTCCCAGGGTATTGCAACAACTCTTGCGGAAAGGCGCAGTTCAGATACCCTCGGACGCCCAATGGAGGGCCTTCAAAGAGCTCAGCGCTATTAAGGGAACCCACTGACCCTATGGCACTTAACGCTCCTTCGACGGCTGTTATCTTCGTCAGTCTCGGCGCTTCTGTAATGACTCCCGAGTACTTGAGGAGGATCTGTCGCCGTGCGACTCGAGATCATGCGTCCTTGCTGATCTGCCTTCTCGATTCGGTCGAAGCCGTCAATGTTCAGACTATCGATGGCACGAGCGAAGCGGAAGCGCTTAGCCGGGTTTCGAAGCGCTGCGAGGAATGGCGTGAGTGGGCGAAATCAGAGATGTTT